GAAAGAACTTCCCGTTTGAAGAGGGTAAGTTCCTCGGAGCAAAGGAGTATATGGATGGACTGATGACAAACGACGATTACAAAGCGGCTTTTGCTGTTGAAGCGCCGCCTATTGAAGAGCCTCATTCAGACCCCAAGCCCAGATTCTCAGACCCCAACCCCCAGAAGCCCGAACCCACACCCAAAGTAAGCCTCGCAGAGCTTATGAAGAGAAAAAACGAAAACCCGAACGCAGAAGTAAAATTTAATTAAAAAACAGGAGGAATGTAAAAATGCCTAACGCATCTGTATTCGACAAGAAAATTTTCAATGGTGAAGTCTTCAAAGGCTACATCGACAGAATCCCGAACCCCAACAAGACCGAGCTTATCAAGTCTCGCGCAATTCGTCCCCGTCCCGACCTCGCTGCGGCTATGTCTGATCAGGATGGCGGCAACTATCTGACCACCACGCTGAAAGGTCTCATAAACAACACCACCCCGCAGAACTATGACGGTAGCACCAATATCACCGCTGATAGCACCACTACCTTCAGACATTCCCGTGTTGTTGTTGGTCGTGCTGCTGCATGGACTGAAAAAGACTTCAGCTATGACATCACTGGCGGTCAGGATTTCATCGAGAATGTCGCAGAGCAGATTGCTGAATACTGGGACGAAATCGACCAGATGACTATTGTCCATATCCTGAACGGTATTTTCAATATGTCTGATACCGAGGGAGCAAAGTTCGTGTCTGCGCACACCACCGATGTTACAGGCAAGCCCGCCACCAATGATGTTGGTGCTGGCTGCATGAGCGGCACTACGCTGAACACCGCTATCCAGAAGGCTTGCGGCGATGCAAAGGGCAAGTTTAGCCTTGCTATTATGCACTCCGTCGTTGCGACAAACCTTGAGAACCTGAAGCTGCTTGCGTATATGAAGTATACCGACGCGAATGGTATCGAGAGAGACCTGTCCCTTGCCACGCTTAACGGTCGTATCGTTCTTATTGACGATACCATGCCCGTTAAGGAGGTCGCGCCTACTTATGTCAAGACCAGCGATAGCTCGCCTAACGCAAGCAAGACCTACTACACCAAGTCTGGCAACGATTACACCCCGGTTTCCTCGCCTGTTGCTGGCAGCATGAGCAATTATTATGAGATGACCGATGATGGCAAGACCGTGTACACCACCTATGTCCTTGGTGATGGTGCTATCGAGTACACCGACTGTGGTGCAAAAGTTCCTTACGAGACTGACCGCGACCCTTCCACGAATGGCGGTCAGGACACCCTCTATAGCCGTCAGCGCAAGTGTTTCGCACCGTTCGGCATCAGCTTCACCATGGCTTCCATGTCGAAGCTCAGCCCCACTGACGAGGAGCTTGAGAAGGGTGTGAACTGGGAGCTTGTAAACTCTGCCACCGAAAGCGGCAAGGTGTATATAGCACACAAGGTCATTCCGATTGCTCGTATAGTCTCACTCGGCTAAAGGAGGTTCAGTTATGGTACGGATGGAGAAAGATGGAGTTAAAGAGTTCGTTTTTGACTGCTTCATTCCCTATTACCGTGCTAATGGCTGGAAAAACGAGGGAGAGTCTGGAGAAGTCCAGCCTCTCCCCGAAGAGCCTGTAGCAAACGGTATTGAGAACGAAGAAGTGCAGTCTACCACGGAAGAAGTTCAGCCTCTCCCCGAAGAGCCTGAACAGATTTTTGTCTGCCCTCATTGTGGCGCGAAATACGAGAAACAGGGTAGCCTCAAAATGCACATCAAGAGGAAGCATCCTGAACAGTAAGGAGGAGCAGTATGGCTTATGTAGACCATAAGTTCTATGACGACTCGTTTGGAGGAAGGGAAATACCGGACGATGAGTTTACGCGAATCGCCGATATAGCATCAGATGTTATTTTTGATGTTTGCAATATAAAGCCTACCGAAAAGGAAGAGGCATATGCTCCGTTCAAAAAGGCTGTTTGTTACCAGATTGAAATGCTCTACGAACAGGGAGGAGTAGATGCCATTTTAGGCTTCTCTGAGGACGCTCAGAAGGGTTCAAGTGAAAGCCTAGGCGATTACTCCATTTCGTCGCAATCGACGAATCGTGCGACTGTTATGACTTCTGACGGCATTCCTGTGTCCACACTCGCGGTTATGTTACTGCGTAGACTGGGATTGATGTCAAGATGGGTTTATGCAGATCTGTATGAACGGAGGTGCAAAATCCATGGCGAATCGAAGAGTTCTGACTGATACTGTTGTTTTGCAGAATTATATCGGCGAAGTCAACGATGAAGCAGCATATCAGGAAACGACGCTTGTCAATTGCTATTTTCCGACCAGTGAAGGTGCTGACCTGAACATTCAAGGAAAAAAAGCCAACGACAGCGGTAGGCTGTATGTGTTTGACAAATGCACTATAGCTAAGGCGCAAGACGGCACTATTCGCACCTATATGCCGTATGAGCAGTGGTGGAAGCTTGCAGACAAACGCCCGTATTGGACTTTAAGTGACAAAGGATCTGACTATATGAAGAAGCTTGGTAGTAACACGAGGCTGAGAGTAGTTGGCTTCAGTCACAAAAAAGCAGGTACGCGCCGTATGTGGCATTTTGAGGTTGATGGACGATGAAAATAAAGAATTATCAAGTCATCGTGCATACGCAAAGATGTACGGGACGGTTCAATAAGAAGTATTCAGCAGCCCAGAAATGGCTCGATAATGAGGTTCTGAAAGATTGCGCTCCGTATGTGCCGATGAGAAGTGGATATCTGATGAAAAGTGGTAACACCGGAACCTCGCTCGGCAGTGGAAAGGTTATTTATAACGCTCCGTATGCCAGCAGAATGTATTACGGCGTGAACTTCCGCTTTTCAAAGGACAAACACCCGCAAGCTTGTGCGCAGTGGTTTGAGAAAGCTAAAGCCGCTAAGAAAAAGAATTGGCTTGCAGGTGTAAACAAGATTCTCAAGGGGTGACTATATGCCTAGGATTTTCACAAACGACGGCGTTTACATTGCCAAAGTAATGAGAGACCATCTCAACACTTGGCAAAAGAAGCCTGTAGAATTTCTATTCGAAGACCTCGGAAAGTCTGTGCCGAGTATGATGATTCAGCAACTCGCAGCTGCCGAGAAGAAGCACATCTATATCAACGGCTCGTATATTGGGCAGTGGATGTTTGCTGTCTATATTCGAATAGCAGGAGAGGACACAGCGTCGAGATTTGATGCTGTTGGTTGTCTCAATGAGTTGTCGGAATGGTTGCAGGAAAAGGACGAAAATGGGGACTTTGTGAATCTCCCCATGATCGATGATGACAGAACTGCCACAGGTATTGAAATGACGACGACACCATCTTTAGCGGCAAGATATGAAGATGGAACGGAAGACTATCAAGCAATCTATGTGCTTGAGTATAAAGTAAGGAGGAAATTATAATGTCAGTAGCAAACAATGAACTTGTACTTCGTTGCCAGTGGGAAGCCTATATGAAGTGTGGTGCTGATCCCAGCGCAGAGTTTTGCCTTATAGGCGAAGGCTTCACGACTTTCCCTGAGTCGAAGAACGCGAAAGAGTACACAAGAAAGTATGTAAACTACAAGACCGAGAAGAGTGATGTTATTGGTTATGCGCCCAGCATAGCTTACAGCTGTGACTGCATAGCCGGAGAGCCTTGCGTAAAGGAAATAATCAATATCACGGACAAGGAGCTTCTCGGCACGGCAACTCACCGTGAGGTCGTCTCGGTTAATCTTTGGGATGAGACTGAGGACGGTAAGTTCTTCGCTACCAAGAGAACCTATGCCATTATACCCGAGGGCAAGGGCGACGGTACAGAGGCTCTCATTTATACGGGTACGATGAAGGCTGTTTCCGACCTTGTTGAGGGTACTTTTGATAGAACGACCAAGACATTCACTGCAAAATCATAACGAAAAGGAGTAATGAGCAAATGAGCCATATAGATGAAGTTAATGTCAGCACTGTGTTTGAATATAACGGCAAGCAGTGGGAATTTGATATCGCTGACGCAGACACCTCGGATACTTTCGAGCGTGCTGTCAGAAACATGGAGGAAACCTCGAAAGCAATTCCTAAGACAGGAAAATCGTCCGATGCTATTAGAGCGCAGTGTAAGATTATAAAGAACTTTTTCGACGATTGCTTTGGCGCTGGTGCAGGGGAGGATATTTGCACTGCAAAGGACAATGTTAGCGTATGCTACGACGCTTATGCTGCTTTCCTTGAACTCGTAAGAGTGCAGAAGGATAGAATCCTTGGCATGGGCAATGTGTTCTCCAAGTATTCCAACAGAGCGCAGCGCAGAGCGGCTGCAAAAGAAAAATGAGTGCCAATATGTTGCTTGACACCTTGCCCGAGACCGTAACGGTTGACGGCAAGGAATTTTTTATAGACAGCGATTTCAGAACAACGATTATTTTTGAAAAGATTATCTTGGATGACACGATTAGTAGTCGAGAAAAAGTTGAGGACGCAATTGAGTTGTACTTTGTTGATAAAGTACCGCATGGTTACAAGGAAGCGCTGAATGCTGTACTCGACTTTTATCGTTGCGGAGAGCAGCCGTCAAAGAAGAGTGTCAAGAAAAACGGCGATATAGAGCTGAAGCCAAAGATGATATACAGCTATGAATATGATGCTAAGTATATATATGGCGCTTTTCTTGAGCAGTACGGCATTGACCTTTGCGATATAGAATATCTGCACTGGTGGAAATTCCAAGCTTTGTTCCAGTCGCTAAAAAGTAACACCCGTATAGTTGAGATAATGGGATATCGGGCTACTGATTTGAATGAAATCAAAAATAAGGATGAGCGCAAGCGCATAGCTCGAATGAAGCAAATCTATGATTTGCCCACAAATCTCACGAGGGAAGAAAAAATAGCGATGGCTGGAGCTGCTTTCGGAGGTGGTTGTTTTTGATAATAGCGCCTACTGAAACGAAATGGATAAGATGTCCATTTTGTGGAGCGAAGCATTCTATTTACGACAATTCAGCAGAATGCCATGGTGTGTTTTTGAAATGCACTCGTGGCTGCAAACAGGTTTTTGAACTTGTTATAGAAGATGGAGAACAGGTCGTAAAAAAATGAGAATATGTCCGTGGACTGTCCGTGTGACAATCCACGGATTTTCCTTCGCAATATAATAAAATATAATAGAATATAAAACTATATAAAATATATTAAATAATACATAGCAAAAACTTGCGTTTTTGCACTATACACTTTGAGCCTATGAGCCGTATAGATCACAGAAATATGGGGTGATTTATATGGCTCATCAGCCTGATGGTTCTGTTATTTTCGATACAGAACTTGATGAAAGTGGACTTAAAAAAGGTCTTGAACACATAACTGGCGGTATTACAAAGGCTGTAAGTGCTGCGGGAGCTGCGCTTTCAGCAGCTGGTGCGGCAGTCGTAAAATACGGTAGCGAATTTGAGAGTGCCTTTGCCGGAGTGAGGAAGACCGTTGATGCTACTGACGAACAGCTTCAGACGCTGAGACAAGGCATTTTGGATATGTCAACAGAATTGCCGTCTTCAGCTTCAGAAATAGCTGGCGTAGCAGAAGCGGCGGGTCAGCTCGGAATAAAAACGGATAGCATTCTTGACTTCACAAGGACTATGGTTGACCTCGGTGTTTCGACTAATATGTCAGCCGACGAAGCAGCAACATCGCTTGCAAGGTTAGCCAATATAACTGGAATGTCACAGAATGACTTTGGAAGACTCGGCTCGACAATAGTTGCCTTGGGAAACCACCTTGCCACTACTGAGTCTGAAATAGTTGATATGTCCCTGAGACTGGCTGGTACTGGTAAGCAGGTCGGCATGACTGAAGACCAAATAA